CTAATTGAATAAATTTATAGTTTACCAATTTAGTTTAACAAATGTAATTTCTTCCTTGTAGTTATACAAGTCAAGAATTGCAGATGTTATTCGTTTCTGTCTCAGTTCTTTCCTATCCATATATGGAAGGGAAGGATCTGGAACAAAATCGAATCTGGACACCAGAGACTCTAGTGATTCTAAATCAGGATTTGTTACCTGAGATAGTCCTACTGAAGTCATTGTTAATTGATTTTCTATCTGAGATAGAACTTCTTTATAACAATAGGGTTCTGGTTTAGTGTGGTCTTTCCATGGACCTCCCCCTGACATCTTCTTGTTCACTAAATCATTAATATTGAATGAACTAAAGTCGAGGACATCAAAGTCGTCGTCAAATAGATCTACATTATCAATGAAGAATTGATCAATGAAGTTGTTGGCTTGATCAACAAGTTTAGCGATAATTATTTTGCAATATCTATCTCTATACTCGGCTGATTTATCAGCATCCCATACTGAGTAATCATTATACCCAGAATCTTCTGGCTTAATAATACCAGTTATAGGATTTGAAGCAAGCAACCAAACTAATTTAAACTTTCTACGGTTATTACCATAGAATGCTTTTATTAGCATGGATGGGAAGTTGTCATCGAAATATTCATATCTCGTTCTAAGAGTCCCCGCACACATTGTAAATGTGTATGGTTTTCTTATTTGATTTATGAAACCTGGAGTTAACGGAGTTAAACATATACCGTTAAGGTATAACTGTTTGGCTACTTCAGCTCCTGAATTTTCAGAAGATTCAGCAGAACAAACAGTTTTACTAAGATTGATATTTACACCTAATCGTGTAATAACATCTTGGTACATCTGTGCCGTTCTCTCATCAGTAATGATGTTGTCATCACCAATGATTCTGTACTTTTCTTTTATATTAGGAATTCCTAAAATATCAGAACAATACTCAACCACTAAGTGATGAGCCAAAGAGCACAAAGCCCAACTACTGTAGGCTCCCATAGGTTGCCCACAGTTGTATGTTACTTGTTCATTTGACCAACTAGTGTAGAATGTTCTCTTTGCTAAAAGAGTCCATAATGCATTAGCTAGTTCATCATTCTGTAAAAGTTCAAATAGTAAAACTCTTTGAATTTCTGCAGGAAAACGATCAGTAAATGCTGTTAAGTCTGAACAATAGATAAAAGACTTTTGTCTTGTCATCTCTTGTGCAAACTTTCCGACATTCTGATGTGAATAAGTACCATCTGACTTAAGCTTGGACAATAATGCCATTAAACCATCATGAAGTGGTTTAAGACATCTCTGACTATAGTAATCAATGATTGCTATAGTTCGAGTTTTCCCTGATTTCTCAGGGAACTGTACAAGCCTAGAGTGAATTGGTTTATCATCTAAAAGATAAAACAAATCCTCTGTCATAGGCTTTCTGTCCCTTTGGATTCTTTGACATGTGCGTATAGCATCATGTAAAAGTTCATCATCATAAATTGCGATGATATCCTTATCACTTTCCTTTAAAGCATGTCCGTTAGGACCATTCTTTAAAGTAAAATGATAACCCATTCCTTTTAGTTTAAGAGGAGGAATCCTCTTAACCCATAAAGGAATGAAGTCAATAATTGAGTTAATAAGATCAGTATCAGCAGTTGATTCTGC